AAGCCGGGAGCCTTGACAGCCACGACGTTCAGGGTGCCGCGCAGACGGTTGACGATCAGGGTGGACAGAGCCTCGCCCTCGATATCCTCAGCCACGATCAGCAGCTTCATGCCGTTCTGCATCACCTGCTCCAGCAGGGGAACCAGATCCTGAATGACGCTGATCTTCTTATCGGTGATCAGAATTGCAGCGTTGTCCAGATCGGCCACCATCTTGTCGGTATCGGTGACCATATAGGGGGTCAGGTAGCCGCGGTCAAACTGCATACCTTCCACGATCTCGTTGTAGGTCTCGGCGGTGGTCTTATTCTCCTCGATGGTGATAACGCCGTCAGAGGTGACCTTCTCCATAGCCTCGGCGATCAAACGGCCGATCTCGGGGTCACCGGCAGAGATGGTGCCGACGCGGGCGATATCGTTGCTGTCCTTCACCTTCTGGCTGTGTGCCTTGATGGTCTCCACAGCGGTGGCAACGGCCTTGCTCATGCCGCGGCGGATATCCATGGGATTTGCACCGGCGGTAACATTCTTCATGCCCTCATTGACCATAGCCTGTGCCAGCACGGTAGCGGTGGTAGTACCATCGCCTGCGGCATCGTTGGTCTTGGTTGCGACCTCACGCACCAGCTGTGCGCCCATGTTCTCGAACTCGTCCTTCAGCTCGATTTCCTTCGCAATGGTCACGCCATCGTTGGTGATAACCGGTGCGCCGAACTTTTTGCCCAGCACCACGTTGCGGCCCTTGGGGCCGAGGGTGATCTTAACGGTGTTAGCCAGGGTATCAATACCGGCACACAGTGCCTTGCGAGCGTCCTCGCCCTGCTTGATCTGCTTTGCCATAATACATCGCTCCTTTATAATACAAGCTCAATTGAAAAGGGAAAATTCAGTTTCAGTCTTCCACAACAGCCAGAATGTCGCTCTGGCGCACGATGGTGCACTCTTCGCCGCCCACCTTGACCTCGGTGCCGGAGTACTTGCTGGTGAGGACCTTGTCGCCGACCTTGACGGTCATCTTGACTTCCTTACCGTCCACGACACCGCCGGGGCCCACCGCGATGACCTGTGCGACCTGCGGCTTCTCTTTTGCGCTGCCGGTCAGGATCAGGCCGCCCTTGGTGGTCTCCTCGACTTCAACAGTCTTAATGACAACACGGTCTGCAAGAGGAATGATCTTCATAATTCTTGCCCTCCAATTATATTGAATTTATTTGAAACTTTGTTGCGTCCTGCGGGGGCTTCGTGTGTGCCCCGCAGTGGTTTAGCACTCCTTTTCTCTGAGTGCTAAGTGTATTGTACTCATCTTGCCCTGAAAAATCAAGGGGTTTTGCGATTTTTCTTTGTTAAGAATTTATGACGCCCAAAAATCGTACTCTGCCACGCAAAAAAGCGGCGCATCCTTGACAGGACGCGCCGCCTTTTTTATACTTATAGCGCATTAGAAACACACAGCTGCCGCGCTTTGCGGCAGAACGGAGGATACCGTGACAGACAAAAAACTGATCTCATCTTTACAAGGACTGCGGGCAGTCGCATTTTTGTGCGTGGTCATCTCCCATTGCGGGGCGCCGTGGCTTGGTCCGTGGGCGATTTCAGCATTTGTAGCGCTGTCCGGTTTTCTGATGGTCTGCAACTATTACGACCGCCCTCGCACAGCACCGGGGCTGCAGTCTGCCATGAATCAGCTTATTTAGAAACGGAATCAGCAGATAAAACAACAGAAAACAACCTGTGAAGTTATCAGCCACTGTAAAAAAGGGGAAAATCATTTTCAAGAAGCCCTTGACTGAAAATGGTTCATAACCAGAAAAGAAAAATAAACACCATATAACTATTCTATAAAAATAAACCTCGCCTAGTAATTTGCAAAATTTCTTTTTTGTGATATCTGAGGTACACATAAAGTATCCTGTGATTAAAACAAAGCAATCAATGCCTGTCTTTCCTCCCCAGCCGAATAACAGTAGGAAATAATCTTTTACTCCTAGCTGTGATTGCTTTTCTATACAGTCCAGCAATCCAGAATTTACGACATAATGGTGGGCTACAATCATCAGCATTGAGAGGATTCGAAAAAGTTCAATATTAGAACTCCTTACCCCCCCTAAAATTTTGAGTCTTGGTTAAATTCGCATTCATTTATCTTCCTCGCATCAGAGCAAATAGAACTTTATGAGAGCCATCTTATTAAATGTTTGTCTTCCGGTCTTGGCTCATTTGGAAGAACCCAATCTACAAATTCCAGCTTTTTATACATATTCAAGGCAGCTTCATTTTCTCTATCTGCATATAAGTGGATTGCTTTCATTCCGGCGTCCTTAGCCTTTTCTATAAAGCCCTGCACCGCAACTTTTCCGTATCCTTTGTTTGTGTACTCAGGAAGAGACGCCACCAGTCCATTTTGAACTGCATAATCTTCAAACTCAGCCAATAGCGAAGATGCCAGTTTCTTACCCTGATATTCCTTTGCAACTGCAAGCATTGAAAGATATGCGGTTTGGGAAGTCGTGTCATTAAAATAAAGGTTATCGTACAGAGCCTTAGATTCACGCAGGAACTCCGGACTGAAGATGATGTTCTTGCTGTTGAACTTCTCACGCACAGAGGCGGTATAGCCCACAGGAATCGTGGACTTGATTACCATGATGGCATCCGGGTTATATTCCATAACCAGCTTGATGACAGCTTCGACTGCCGATGTGTCAAAGTGCTGGGTGTGGCTATCGTAGTTTCTGGACTAAACATACCGCGGCGAAGTTGCTCGACAGTGGCGTATAAAGCTCACTTATTGCGTTATGTAGCTACATACCCCCTTTTTTGAGCATAAAAAAGAAGCCGTCGATTATGGACTAATCGACGACCTCAAACCCGGTCAGGGAGTAAAATGTTCACTTTTCTTCGGATAAGTGATTAAGCTCACTTATTTGGATTTTTGATGTTTTTAAGTGATTATATTCACTTATTTTTGCTGGATGACGACTTCATCTAAAATCTAGGATGGCGTAAAAAGCTCACTTTTTCTAAGTGAACAGAATCACTTATTTTCAATAGCTATAAGTGAGCTTAATCACTTATTTTTGTCGTTCGCAGATACAAAAGTGATTTTATTCACTTGTTGAGTAGACTCATCCAAAATGTCTCCTGCCCACCCGGTCACCTTCCGCCTTGCTGCCTTGCAAGCATCCTGGACCGTGACCCGGTGGGCTTTTTTTGGCCTGCTTCGCCACACGCCCCTTACACTGCCCCACTGTCGCGTTTTATCGGCAAGGCCGAGGAACTTTCCGCAGAGGACATTTCTTCGCCACACAGGGGCTTTGTTGGGCTTAGATTTTCGTCCAGAGCTATTCCGTTTTCCACTAAAAACGGGGAAGATAAATCGAAGCTCACAAGCTGCTGTCCGGGGATACTTTTCCCCTCCAGACGATATGTATTGTCCTGGTTCCACCGCATATCCCGATAGATCATCCTCACAAACGCCATACACTTGATTTCGCAGCTGTTGCTCACATTCAGCTTCGGTGTCTTATGAGAACCTGCATCTTCGGCCGCGCAGTTCTGGACTGCTACCTGTTTTGCTTTCCGATTATACAGAAACCGATAGTTGGTCGGCCAGCCGAGTTCCTCCAATGTACTGCGGAAGATAGTGATTCTTCCATCTACAGCATTAAAGGTCAGGCCCAGCATCCGCTGATTCCATGTTCTTTCATTCACTTCTCTCCCCTCCTTAAAAATGGGCGCACTTCTCCCTTGGTTTCTGTTGAGTGTTTTTATTTATTTCCGGTGTCGGGTTCATTTTTTCCTGTCAAGATGCCCATCGACACATATCCGTCCATCTGCTTGATTTCGGATTCTTTTAGATGTTCTTCCACTGGCACACCGAAAGTACCTGCAATATCATCTGGGTAAAATCCCTTTCTCGCATTCGCAGGTCTTACATCCTGTGTCTGAGGAGCAGCACCCTTCTTGCGCTTCTGGGGTTCATAAAAAACCTCTGGCACGAGCAGATCAAAAACGTACAAAGTTTCACCCTCAAAGGTGATTCTGTAGCCCAGCATCTTGTACCGACATTCCCTATCCCATCCCATTTCCTTATAGACCAGTTCTGAAAAAGGCTTGCAGGACATCTTCCGACTTTTGCGCTTGTCCTCCTTGGCGATGCACCAGCGTAGCGCATCTTTTTCATTTTCATCGCAGCCGCGCACGACAATGCGCTTCAAGTCGCTGTTGAACATGACGTGTACATAGACCACATCCTCCAGCCCAGTGATACAGGCCGTGTTGAACGTGATGCTGTCCTTGCGGATCACGATGGCCGGGTCACGCAGATGTGCAAAAAGTTCCTTACGCACGACTTGGTATCCGTCATACGAAAATGTACTTTCCAGTTCTTCAGCCCGTGCATCTCTATCATTTTCTACTGACTGTTCATTCATCGGAACACTCGTTTTGTTCTCCTCCATCTGTATCAGTCCATCCTTCCATTATTTCTTCCGCTTCGTGAAGCAACGCATTTAAATTTTCTACCGTAAATGTATTCATTTCTTCTATTTCTGCTGCTGGTCTAAGTACATCCCAGTTTCCGGCATAATGTTTCTGTTGTAAGAGGCTAATCTGCGCAATGCTTGTGATTGGTTGTCCAAAGGTTCCTGCCCATTCCGGCGGAAGAATGTAAATCGTCTGCTTAACTGTTTCGCCTTCAGCATCTTCTCCCTTGGGCGGAAGAACGATTTCTTCGACTTTGACCATTTCCGGTTCGTCCAGTTCAAAGAGCATCAACTTATTATCGCCCTGCTCCACAAACTGTCCACGAAAACGGTATTTTAAGCCATCTTCCCATTCCATGATGTCAAAAAGTGCTTTTGCTAGACCACGGCAAACAAGTGTACTGGCACACCACCGTCCCTCTTTCAATCGCCCCCAATGAATTGCATTCGGATTGCTCTTTTCGCAGGGGCGGATAGCAACACAGCGGTCAACCGAGTTCAGAAGCAGTTCTACATACTCAACATTTTCAAATTTTTTCAGACAAGCTGTATTAAACCGCAACCTTCCATTTGAAATCGTCATGGCCGGATTCCGCAAAGTCGAGAAATACTGTGCACGGACTACTTCATAGCCGGTCAAATCCAAACGATTCATGACTTCTACCGTGTCAGTTTCTTTCTCCAGCATTACACTTTCAGAAGCCTCTCGATATTCCTCTGCTGAAAATCCTGTCCAGTCTTTGTCGAAAGGTACATATCCACGAAGAATGCCGTCATCGACCACACTCAAAACTGGCAGAGGACGTTTTCGCTTTGCATAGCTCCGGGATGCTCGCAGATGATTTGCTGCATTATAGACCTCTCTGGATACAATTGCCTCATGATGGTCGAAATTCCAATATTGTGCACGTTCGTTATTTTTGATTTTCTTCGATTTATGAGTCAAATAATTGGGTGTGTAAGTTTTTCTTGCTAAAAGATCTCCACAATGTCTTTCATTGGCGATCAAAGCAGCCAAAGAACTTGGATTCCATTCTGTATTACCTAATTTTGTTTTCCTTCTATAATCGGTCAACAGTTCAGCAATTTCCGTAAGCGAGAATCCGTTCAAATACAAATAATAAATCACCTTTACAGTCTGTGCTTCTTCTGGATTAACCACAAGGTTACCATTTTCATCCAGATCGTACCCCAAAAGTTCTGGAATAAGAAACATTCCGTCTTTATAACGTTGTTCAAGAGACCAATTCATCAGAAGAGATTTATTATGAGATTCCTCCTCTGCCAAAGAAGCCACAATGGACAAGAGCATCCGTCCATTGATGTCTAACGTTGAAATATTATCTGTTTCAAACTTTACACCTACGGGTGGCTCAAGATCCTTCAACATACCAACTATTGAAAGGCAATCTACAATGTTTCTAGCGAATCGAGAAATCGATTTTGTAAGTATAAGGTCAATTTTCCCAGCTTTACAATCTTCAATTAGCTTCTGCATTCCCTTTCGGTGCTCAAGAGAAGTACCACTGATGCCCTCGTCAGCATAAATTCCAGCGAACTCCCAACCTGGTTGCGCCTTGATATACTTAGTATAATAATTCTTCTGAAGCTCATAGGATGAAGTCTGTTCATCATTATCAGTTGAAACACGTACATAAGCAGCAACACGACGAATGGTGTTGCTTGTTTCCAAGTTCTCTGAAGATTTCGCAGGAATTACTTTAATTCTGGATGTATCCGTGCCTTTATAACGTTCTCTAATTTTTTGTTTGCGCTCTTGCCGTTCACTTTTTGTCATTTGTTTCCTCTCAATCTTCCGGCTGGATGCTCCAATACCACTGACGCATCCTCCGGTAACTTCGGATGCCGAGTTCCTTTTTTATGTTTTCTGCTGTCCTGCGGCTGATACCTTCATCGCTCAGCCTTATGTAGATTTCTCTGGATCTCATATCACCCTCTGAAAGCAGTTTCTTAATCAGATAGGCCGCTTTCTCGGCTTTCGATTCAAAGTTTGGTGCTTCCGGCTCTGCTGCCGGATTTGGTGCAACTTCACATTCCAGCCATTTGAAGCCCTGCTCTGCTGTTATCGAAAACCGGATTTCACCATCGGATGGAGCCAGACTGTTCTTTATCTGCCGGACGATGCGGATATCGGCGTTCTCTGGATCTCTCTCCACCTGCAGGACACTCCGGGCAGCCGCCACCACATCGATACTGCCGAGACTCCGATACAGACCTTTTGTTCCCTCTTTCTTGTTGAGGTGACCGATCAGCACAATGGCACAATCATATACGGATGCCCACATTCCAAGACGCTGCATCAACTTTCTGGCTCTGCCTGCAATCTGGAGGTCAGAGTCACTTCCGAGATACGCCTGTATCGGGTCGATGACTACCAGCCTCGGCCGGAATTCTATAATAGCCTGCCGGATACGTTCATCATCCAGCGTCAGCCCACTGTAGGTTTCTTCATTTATGAACGCCACATTCCTGCAATCGGCTCCGCACTTTTCCAGCCGAGGCTTGATGGTATCCGAAACGCCATCTTCCGAACACTGATAAATAACCCTCTGTGGCATCCCGACCGGCTTACCATCCGGGAGGCCCCCACCATTGGACAAACCGGCAATCAGATTCATCATCATTGTGGACTTTCCGTCACCGGGGTCGCCTTGAAGCAATGTGATCTTTCCAACTGCAATGAACGGATACCACAGCCAGCGAACAGAAGTCGCCTGTACATCACTATATAATGTAAGAATCCCCACTTGCTCTTTACTTGCCATTGTCTTTCCTTTCCAATTGCAGTCTTCTACTACATTTATATTATAGAATATGTGCGGTGCTTTGACTTCCACCTGTCAGATGGAATGAAGTCGAAAATTCCACCTATCAGGTGGAATAACAGGCTAAGACCACACTACTGATAGGGGTAAGTGGCTCTGCGGTCTTAGAGTGTCCTCACTCTGTTGCCATACATTTTCTCCTGCGAGATAATCATATCAGCCTTATGCGGGTAAACCATAAGGAGGACTGTATGGCAATTGACTATACTGCGCTTGGACAGCGCATCGCCAATTTTAGGAACAAAGGAAATTTATCACAGGAAGAACTCGCTTTCAGGTGTGAGGTTGGCTATAAGCACATCAGCAACATTGAACTCGGAAAGAGTAAGCCCAGTTTGGAATCTCTCGTGCAGATTGCAAATATCTTGAATGTATCGGCAGACGACCTTCTCGTAGACAGCCTGACGCATTCCACCTCTACAGCTGATACGGAGATTCACCGACTGCTTTTGGACTGCAATGCAACTGAACAGGAAATCCTCACCCGGATGGTAAAGGAGGTGAAAGCGATTTTATACGGGTTAGGCATCTGACTTTGTAACTCGTTGACCATATAACAAAAAAGCCCGCATAAGCCACAGCTGCACTTCGGATCACACCGAGGTGCTGTCTGTGGTTCATGCGGGTAAGGCAAAAAAAGAAACCCACCAACGTACCATGTAGGATTCTACACAGTGCGCCAGTGGGCCAATTATTTTCAATTATGCGCTTCTTTTCTTATATCTCCTGTGGCCTTGTACATGACTGCCGTTTCTCATTGCTTTAGCAAGTCAGACAAGCAGTATTCTCCATTTGGGATATTTGCGGTTCTACGATATTCTTTAATCGCCCCCACCAGTGTTTGTGGATCACTAAAATAGTCTTTCACGAATTCATACGACTTTACATTATGCATACGGAGATTCACTTTACAAAACTCACTCGGCTTCTTCCCAGAACGCTTAAAATGTTCATACTCTCCCTCATTATGGATAATCAACATTTCTATTTCGGGAGCTGTAATGACATTAATAACATCAATCTTATTTTCGTATGCCTTGCTGAATCGAAATTCTTCCCTGCGCGAATCTAGAATCCGTATGACAGAAACCTGATCTGCAAATTCCTTACGTAAGTAACGTTCCTCAAATTTCTTTGCGTTCCTGCATCGGATAACTTCTTCATTGAGCATTTCTTCTCTGGTAAAGATCAAAAGGTCATTATCGACCAGTATATCGATAATCGCAGCCTCCGCCGAACCCTCGCAGATACACGCCTTATATTTTGCCAATTCCATTCTGCCGCCTCCTTAATAAATTGAAGCAGCCAGGTTCTTCTTCAAGCGCATATAGGCCTCATACGCAGGGGTCGTTCCTTCCAGAAATCCACTCTGATATGCATCGCTTTTTTTAATATCATTACGTTTCAATATATAGCTCAGGTTTTCTACTGTGATGCCATTACGGTTTCTTACGATACAAATTCCATCATTGCGGTCATATTCATCCAACAACTCTGGATAATGTGTTGTAAAAATCAGTGTTCCACCTTTTTTGTTAAGTCGGCTATCCATAAAGAAACGAATCAGTGTTGTTACAATTTCCTTATTAAAATGGTTTTCAATTTCATCTACCAGCAAGTATCCACCAGATTGAAGTACCTCCTTCACCATTGAGAATGTAATAATACCTTTGATTGTACCGGAAGACAGATACTGCTCAAGGTCCACTGCATTGTTTAAAACAATTTCATCTTCATTTCGGAATTTCAAATGGATAAATGTCTTTCCCTCTGTTTGCTCGAAGCACAATTTTTCAATGGTTGGGTCCAGAAAAGCAATCACTTCCAATGGAATATCCTCAGTAAAGGGAAGCACATTCACATTCGTGTAAGAAAGTAAGCTAAACACTTCCACCGTATCATTTGCTTTTTTATTATGTGCAATGATAAAGCTGACATCATCTGAAAGATATGCTTCATCGCTATTACGCGATGCCACAGGCTCCATTCCGGTGAAATCCGTCAAATACTTCTTCGACTTGATACTGACAATTGATTTTTCCCACAGTCTTTCGGACAGGATCGAATACACATAATCTCCTGCCTTTGCTTTTTTTGCCGTAATTACAGTTTCTAGGCAGCAGACATATTTACGATTATCATAAAAATAAGTGCAAATCGTAGCTTCTCTTGCTCCACCAAGAATAGTTTTTGCCTCTACATGATTAATGGGCTCATTCTTTACAATGTTCAGAGCCAAATTGATAACCTTTAACACAGAGGTCTTACCAGACGCATTGATTCCAATAAACGCATTGGTAGTGTGAAGATAATAATTATCAATCAAATTATATAGACTACACTTATCATCCTCACTTACGCGCTGCTGTGTGTAAAAACAGATATCTAGGTTTTCTTTAAACAGTGGAAGTCCCTGTGCGGTGATACGGAGTATTTTCATGTATCATTCTCCCTTCTAAAAACGGATTTATCGTTTTTATTTTCTTGCAATCTTATTATACCCCTATCGCCAGAAAATATCAACGGGTTTTCCGTTTTTATTTGTCAAATTTCAAACTTCTATACACATCCCCTAGGAAGCTCACAAACTCAGGACTCATCGTTTCAACGATCACCTTCCCGTCTATATCTCGCAAAGCCTCCAGTGCAATCTGCCCGATGTCGCTCATGTCCGATTCCATTCGTTTCACCACATCAGCTACTGCCTCGTCGATGAATGCAGCGAATTTTGCACCGTCAACAGTGCTTTGTACGGGCATTGGTGCGCCATCGTCACCGAACAGCCGGATGACCTTTGGGTCAAAGACTTCCTCGATCTTTTTCAATGCTTTTGGGCAGTCACATATTCCCTCTGTTTCGTGATATTATCAAGTAAATTTGGCCGCAGAAAGACGGAGAATAATGCGGTTGATTATTGTCCTATTTGCACCATATGTACGCCCCGCCCAAGGAGGACGGGGACTGTTTTAGATACGAGCGGCGTAATCCAGACTGATCCAGCCTGCACCGGATTTCAGCTTGCCCCAGCCTTTCGTGGAACCCGCGCCGGCAAATTCCGCAATAATGGTGAACACCCCCTTGCCGGTGTGCTGCCCGGTCTTCGCATAGTTCGTGCCCGGACCCTTGCGGATATTGAGATTGCTGATGGACACCCGGACTGCATACGGGACAGACGAGGTTTGGGTCACAGGATAGGTTGCCTTACCATCCGGGTCGAAGACATAATAGCCCGGATTCTTATCCGCACACTGCTTCGCATAGGTGAGGTCATGGAATGCGCCCTTCTGGGACGCAGCATTCTGCCAGCTCTTACGCACACGGTACCAGCCAGAAATGGTGGTGCTGCTGCCGGAGGTGGCATTGTACTGTGTCAGATTCCAACGCTCGATGATATTGCAGAAATTCTGCACATAGGTGTGGCTGGTGGCGTAACCGCCATCCTTGATGATCTGTGCCGCTTTCTTGCAATCGGTACAGCCCTCCAGACCCTCGTAGCGTTTCTTACTGCCGTTCATCGCACCAAGCAGATACGCCGCATGGTCGGCAATGGAGTCCTCGACACAAGCGTACTTGCGAAAGTCGGCGGTGATCGTGACCATCGAGCCGGCTGCATTCTGCTCCTGCGTTTTCTTCGTGTAGACGGACTTGCCGTCCCATGCGGAATTCGGCCAGCTGTTCCCAGAAAGAGAGGTTTTCATGCCGAAGCAGTTATTGGCCTTTTGCGCCAACTCGGATTTGCCGTATCCAGACTCCAGAATGAACTGTGCCATCGACACGCAAGCAAGGATGCCCGTGGTTTTCTGGTTCGCAGTAAACAGCGGACCAATCTTTGCAACTGCTTCTGCCTCGGTGAGATTCTTCAGCGAAGTTGCCTGCATACCGGATGAAGTAGATGAACCACTCAGTGCCGCCGTTACTTTTGCGGCCAGATCATCCAGACGGTTATAGAGCCAGTCGCCGGGGCAGCTTTTGTTGGCAAACCACCGGTGAACCGTCAGCACCATTTCATCTGTTGCCGGCGCGTAATTGAGAGTTTTATTCTTATCGCCCAGCCACAAGAGCTTCTTCTTGCCGTTACGCTGGCAGATATCGATGCAGAGCTTGATGAGCGAATTGTACACTGCACTGTTCATAGCATACGGCTCACTCTTATCACTGGCACATTCGATGGTAACTGCTCTCTGGTCATTGACATTACTGGATGAACACCAGCTGCGATTCTTTTCCTCGACACAAAGCGATACACGACCATCCGTGCCGATGCCGTAGTTACAGCTTGCCTGACGACTCGTGCTGGTGAAGCAGCCGCAGATGCTTTCTGCAGAAAGCTGACCGACCACACAATGCGGTGTGATGCGGTCAATGCTCTGTGTTCTCTGCCCAGAATGGTTCGGGGAGAGTTTGGTATAAACAACGAGTGGACTATTGGTATATCCCATAGTGATTCCCTCCTGAAAAAAGTTAAGGCCCGGATTGCTCCGAGCCTTGTGCTGTGGTTATTTTGTTGTCACGGGATCAGCAGTTTCATACCGACCCGGATGGCATTGGAAGTCAGACCGTTCAAGGCACGGATGTCCGCACAGCGATTGCCATCTCCCAGTTCAGTCACCGCAATCTTCCAGAGGTTGTCGCCGGGACGGACCTCATAGATCTTGCTGGCAGTGAACGCATAGGTGTCCGCGCTGTTCAGAACATACGCCACACCATCCTCCGATTCCGAGCACTTGATCTTCAGCCAGCCATCGCAGAACTGGATGATCTCCACAAGGGTGTTCTTCTTGTAGACCGCTACGATCTCCGCATCCAGACTGGGGTTTTTGCGGATATTCATGAGAGTCTTGAGCTTGCCATAGGCAATGGTGGCCGGAAGCTCCTCTGCGGTCGGGAACTCATTCTCGTCCACAGCGGACTCCTGATTCTTCTCCTCGTCAGACTTCTCCTTATCTGCCGGGGCATCTTCCTTGGGCTGTTCCTCGGTTTCCGGCCCTTTTTCCTCTGGCTCATCCTGTACCGGATGCTCCTCTTCTTCCTCTGCTCCGGTAACAAGCACAGCTTCCTCCGGGTAGATCACATTGCCGTCATTGTCGAACACACGACTGCCGGGATTCTCATCGCACTTGGCTTTTGCGTTCGCCAGCAAACGGTACGCGCCCAGCTGAGATGCCTCATCCTCCCAGACCTCACGCACACGGTAATAGCCAGTCGTCAGCTTTGCGGGATACTCTTTCTTACTCATAATGTTTGCCTCCTATAAAATTCAGAGAAAGGCTGTTACACCTCTCCCCATTGGTTACTCGTCCTTATTCTTTTCTTCCTTCAGCTGCGCCAGCATCTCCTTGAGCTTGTCCGGCACCGGCAGACCGATCACTGCTGCATTCTCCAAACAGCTCAAGCCCTCATTTGCCAGATAGAAGAACACCACTGCGGTACGGATGGCCGCGCCGTTCTGGAGGATCTGCGTGTCGATGATGTTGGCGATGCCAACCAGCACAAAGATGCACACCTTCTTGGCGATACCACGGAAGCCGACCGCAGAGGACAGTTCGTGCTTGATGGCTGCCGCCAGCACGCCGGTGAAGTAGTCGCAGACCACAAACACCACCAATGCATAAAGGAAGCCATCAAAGCCACCGAAGAACCAGCCCAGGAAACCACCCAGACCTGCGAACATCCACTCAATCTTGTCGATCACATTCTGCATAATCTTACCCTTTCCGCCCTTTTGGGCATAAAAATAGACGGTCGATGCCGCCTTGTGTAAAAACTTCTATAATGAACACCGTTTAACAGACAAATATAACCCCTGTCTGCCATTGACGATGGAGATTTACTTGCTGTCCTCGGTCAGCCATGCACGGATCTGGCAGTAGTAACCGTCTGCCCATGCCTGATATCCTCGTGCGGAAGGATGGATGCTGTTGGTCAGCGTCCGGCTCGTTTCCGTAAAGCGGTTCGTCACAGGCTTGTCTGCATACGGGAATGCCAGACGGCGGTCAGTACGCAGACCATGTGCAAAGCAGGTCACGTTCTTATGGTACTTGCCAGCATCAAATGCCTTGATCAGTGCGAGGTTCAGCGTATTAATGCTCATATGGAAAATGCCCATGCTTGCACCGCACTGGTAGGAGTAATCCGAGCCGGGACCACAAAGGCCAATACCGACCTTGCAGTTCGGGAAGCCGGTTTCCTTATCCAGCAGCGCATCAATGAACTGCTTTGCCTGGTCCACGAACTTCTGCACTTCTGCCTCGGTGCGGTACAGCGTACTGCCCTGAGACACATCATTGGTGCCAAGTGCAATCAGAAAGTAATCGATGCCCTCATAGCCGTTGGTTTCACAGTACTTCTGGAAGTCCAGCCGACTCTTGAGCTTATCCCAGAAAGCATTGGTCTTGCCGGCGTAGTCGCTGTCTGCCAGATACCGGGCGAAGGTCCAACTGCCGCGCCCCTCATGCTTACCACCGTCCGGGCCTCTCGTGCCGAGCTGATGGATCACACAGTCGCCATCCTCTGCCAGCAGCCGGTACACTTCCGTTGCCACATGACCATTGTCCACGAGAGAATCACCGCAAATGCAGACATTCTTCGTGAGCTTATTCTTCAGCTTATGGTGGACTTTCACCTGCACCGCTTTGGAAGAAACGATGTGGCAGTCATTCTCATCCAGACGGCGAACCGTCAGGGAGAAATCCGAGCTTTCAGTGGTCGGGGTGTAGTTCATGCAGTATTCGTTCCGGGTCAACGTCGGCGCATTCGTACCTTTGGCGAACACATACAGATTTTCCTTGCCATCATGCCGGGAAAGGCAGTCATAGAAGATAGACAATTGCCGCCCCTCCATGCAGTCCCAATGGGACGGGGTCACGATGTCATCCTCTGTGTTACCCGATACTGCTTTCTGAACATAGTCAGTAATACGCTTCGGGATAAAGGATGCCTCATTGTCCGCAAACAGGTCACCAGCTTTGTATTCCTTTCCGTTTACGATAAAGGTCACATCCGGGTTGATATGCGGATTATACAGCTTGCTCAGATACCAGCTTGCGATATAGAAACCGTTCGTGCCCAGCTTTCGGAACAGGCTGGTGTCATACAGGTTAATGGTCTGCGTACTGGCATCGTAAGCGAGGATACGCATCGGCATTCCATAAGAACCGGCCGTATTGAACGCCATCTCCACCGGGTCACTTGCGGTGATCCACTGATAGTGGAACGTATCCGGCACACCCAGACACTTGGAGCTGACCTGAATCGTGCCAGCATTCTGATCGATGGTGATTCCACCACTTGCCAGATACATGTGCCGGGAATCGCGGCCGGCAAGGTCAGAACGAATCTGCTGGAACTGGTTCGCATACTTTTTCTCAATATAAGAATCACGGCGCTCCTCATCGAACAGTGCACCTGCCTTATACTCCGTACCATTCAGTACGATGCTGAAGGACGAGCCCATGTGCGGATACCAGAAGTGATTCTCATACCATGCGGCGATATAATAGCCAAAAGCTCCCAACGCACGGAATTGCGCAGTGTTGTAAAGGTTGATTTCACCCTTGGAGGAATCATAGGCCAAAATCAGCATGTGGTGCTTTTCTGCTTCCTCGCTGTCCAGTATCGGCACAGGCTCCTCACCGACACTAATCCAGTAGTAGGTGCCGTTATCCACCGCAGCAAGAATCCGTTTAGTGACCTGAATGGTGCGGTTGACGGTGTCAATCATGAGCTGACCCGTGGAAAGGAACATCTTCGCCGAGCGGTACTTGTGCTGGGTCACCGCATTATAAGCAATCTTCGCCGGATTACCGTAGTCGATGCCGTTGATGACCGTACCGTTGTTGGATGGAGCAGCATATACGACATTACCATCATAAAACACAGCAAACACAAAACGGTTCCGGGTGAACAACTTGCCCCAGTCCCCATCGGTATTTGCCACCCTGATGACCGGAACTTCAATCTTCGTTCCAGACTCGTCCGCAGATACTTCCTTGCCATCATAGTAGACAGCCCACCACTTTTTTGTGGAGAAATCCACCGAAATGCTGCTTGCATCAGTCAACAGCGTCTGCTCATACTGAGTACCATTCGGGCGGCGGCAGACATATACATTCTTACCCTCCGGGAAGGTAACGGTCACCTTACTACCCGTAAACCTGATGTCCACGCTTCCGTTCATCCACTGCCAGCTAGTCGCGTAATTCGACAAAAGATTCAACGGGAGCATATTGTCGTAAAGGTATACAGAGAGCTTCGGCAGCAGCTTTTCACTAGTAGTAATGGAAATGAAACGGGTATTCGGGAGCAACGTGATCACATAATTGTCATAGACTTTGTTATTTTCTGCCCGGAAGCAGCCGCCGAGGAATTTGCGATCCATGTCATAGCAGACCACATTGTTGTACTCATCACTGCCGCTCATATAGCCGAACTGACCAGTCACCAGAATGGAATCACCACTGACTGGGATTAGATGCGCCACACGCCAGCTCTCAGACGCAGTAATGTAGCCGTTTTTGTTCACATAGCCGGCATTCAGATACCAGTTCTTCATGACATCCTGCATGGAACGCACTCTGCCGATGGCTCGGACATTGTCGCCTGCCGTGCCATAGGTTTTTCCGGTATCATCCACACGAGCATCCACCAACTCCTGCGCATAGTTGGCATTTTTGTCCGTAGATGCCTTGACATTGGCATCAATCTGGGCTTTCAGCGTTTCTGCGGTCTTGTCCATTTCTGCCTTATTCGCAGCAACGGCACTGTTGGTGGCATCCACTTTCTTCGTGATATCAGCCACATCCTGCGCAGTCTTTTTCCGATGAAGTGCCATCTGCTCCGAGAACCGGGAACACATCGCCCAGTATTTCTCCTGCGACAGAAGCGTTCCGGCCGGCACAGGTTTGCGGCTGATATAGCTGTCACCCGTTGCTTCCTCATATACAATGGTCAACGGTTCATATTCTTTCGTTTTGTCCCAAACACCATCATGGTGCGGAACGATACGATTGCCGATATATTCCGACATATTTTTCTCCTTTCCCGGCTGCATCAGCCGTTTGCAAACTCTACGACCAGTCGTCCGTCATCGTCCATCGAGAAGATGAGCTTCAGGCCATCTTCCGTGGTGAAGGCAAGATAGCCGTCATCCGTGACCGTGCAATTGAGCAGATTCTCGATGAACTTCTGGATGGTACTGGACTCCGACTTATCGCTGAAGCCAAGCCCATCCTCCGACACAATGGCAAAATAGCCATCGTCCGTGATATATACTTCCAGCAGTCCTTTGCGGATGGCTTCCACCACACCGGCATAAGTGTAAGTGGCGATCTTACCGTTGTTGATGGCCGCCCGCTCCACTTTCAGTGTGAGGGAGAACGAGCCAAGGACATCACCTGCTGTGCTGAGCATAACAATATCCAGCGGAAACCGTCCTGCCTGCGCGGTCATGAAAGCCGTAATCGTAAAGACGACCGCTCCATTTTCGACAAATACAAGGTCAGTTGCCGTTTCGCTGGTGTAGTGAAAAATCGTACCGTCCGGTCTGGTGCCGGAACAGGCTACGATGCAGTCCTGCGGCACAGAATACTGCACGGAGTTGTTATATAGGACACAGCGAACTTTCCGTGCTTTGTTGTCATACTGCTTGACCGGAACTGTCACCGGGATGAGATTTTCCGTCAGCGACAGCTCCACTTCCTGATAAATGCTTGTGACCATTACGCGCCCCCTCCTTCCTCGGTGTCACCTTCTTCTTTGTCTTCTGTATCTGGAATCTCTGGCTCTGTGGGTTCCGTGGGCTCTGGATCAGTTGGTTCCGGGTCGGGTTTCTCCGGCTCATAGCCAACCGTCTGCCACTGCTCGCCATCCCAGAGCTTTAACCGCAGGTTCTTCTTATCGACCCAGAGGGTATCGACTGCCGGGGCTTCCGGTGTTGTTTCCGACACAGGGATTCCCGTGTTTCCAGTTCCATACCGCTTGTCCAACTCCTCATACAGCTCTTTGGACAGCTTCTTTGCTGTTTCATACCGCTGATCGAGTGTTTTCTGAAGCTCTGCAGAAATGGCGGTCGACGTTTTGTACCGTTCATCCAGCTCTTTCAGTAAATCTTCGGAAAGCTCTGTTGCTTTCTTATAGCGGTCGTCTAGTTCCTTGAGGGTCTGTTCCAGCAGGATTGCTGTTTTGTCTGCAGTATCATCTGACTCCCAGCCATAGCCCCACGTCTTACCACCATCGGTAGATACAAATAACCCGGCAGAGCTGTTTTTCCACGCTACCGTAGACTGACTCAAAGCTCTGGCATTGAACGCATAGCGGACAGTGTTGCCTTTGCTGTCAGTCTCATTTTTATAATGTAGTCCGAACAGCGCAGCAAAAAGTGTACCGTCATAGATGATCGATGCTGTGATTCCACCGACCTGTTCTCCCACAGCTGTTTCTGCACGGATTGCAGTGTCGTAAGCAATGGTCGCTGTATTCCGGATACTGTTCAGCGAACCTGTCAACGAGGAATTCTGACTGCTGACCGTGGAGTTCGACAGCGTGATGCTGTTATACCGTTCCAGCAGCGAATCATACTCGGTTTCCGTGACCTTAGAGCTGACCTCGATGCCCAGCTTCGAGATATACACATGGACGGTATCGCAGAGGGAAACACGCTCCGCTTCCACAATATCCTCGTATCCTGGTGTATTCCAGAGCTGAACAAAGTCGATTTTGATGTCAATCTCCGGCTCGGTCAGGTCGGTCGTGTCGATATAGTTCTGGGCAAATTCTCTCAGTGCGTCCTCCGTAGGTTTCTCCTGAAAGTCACTGGTGCAGTCCAGCACAGTGATTTTCTGATATGGAACAAACTTCTTGCTCATCAGCACTACCTTTTCCGGCAGTTCCATGACCTCCTGTGTTTCGCTGTCCACCCAATACGGATGCACACCTGTGATGGTGTTCTCGATGGATTTTTCCATCTTGAAGTCAGTCAGATTCTTGCCGTAGGTGATGTGGACATTATGATCCGCACCTCTGGCCTTATGGAACTTGACCAGATATCTATCCCACTCGAATTCTCCATCGAAGGTATCCAGCACAGAAGCATCCATGCCGCCCAGACAGTTACGAAACGAGGATGGAACCCCCAGCGTAAAGGTTGCACTGGAATCCACATCCGTCCAGACATCGAATGGGCAGTCGGAAGCCGCATGACTTTTCAGTCCCTGCATTGCTCCGATACACCCGGTCACTGAAAACGGGGAAACTGTAATAAAGTTGAGCTGATAGGAAATGTGCCGTGCCTGCACTTCCAGTTTCCCGTCAATGGGAGTGGTGATCTTGTAGATACGGAACGGCTGGCTCTGCATAGTGTCGGAGGGCTTGGCGAGGATGATATTCCCCTCCTCCAGCATTTCGGCATGGATACCATCTGCCGGACAGACCAGCTTCAGCTCATAACTGCCGTTTCGCTTTTCGGTCACAGTACAGGACTGTGTGTCGGCCAGCTTCCCGATGCCGTTATGGGTGAACTTCATTTCTTTGGAATCATATAAGCATGGGATCACCGGCCTCATCTCCCATCAAAGCGTCCACCAACGTGGAATGACCTCCACTGCCGTAATACCGCCTGTCCATGTGATCTGTGTCTTGCCCTCCGGCAGTTCTGGAAAGTCATTCGAAAGAATGGTTTCATTGCAAAATCCGGTAGCATTGTAGGCATTGTGCGTTTCACAGTTGAGCAGCACATAGTCCGTGATGCTGTGAATGGTGATCTTCTCTTCGCCCACATACAGCTCACCGCCGCTGTCTCCATAGACCTTGAAGATGGGCTGTGCAGGGAAAGCAAAGGGATTTTTGAGCGTTGCTCTGCTTTCCAGCCGAATGCTTCTCTGCCCCTCTACACTCCACCGCTGGGGCTTGCAGTTAAAGGTTAGCTCCATTTCCGCGGCTCTCTGGGCAGTCACATCAAAGGCAAGGGCATCTTTGCAGACCGCCATTCGGAAGAAATCCGGGTCGTAGGTGTCCTGCAATTTTTGATACCCCACCGGCGAGAGCAGCCATGCCTTGACTGCTGCGGTCTTGGCCGGCAGGCCGTTGAAGAAGAAGGCCTTGTACTTGATATCCACATTCTGATACCGACGCCGTCCGGCTTTTGCCTTTTCTGTGATAATATCTCCATTGCGGCCGGGAACCGAGGTGGTATCCACATCCGCAGCCGGAGAATCATACACACCGGGACCAGATAAATATAAAAGGAAGTCCTTGCTGGACTTCCCTGCAAACGACAGATACTGTCTGGCATATCTGCCTTTAAGCTGAAACTGCGATACAGTCTGCTTTGGGGCATTGTAGCCCATACGCATCTCCCCCTTTACTTGAATACCGAATCATCTTCATGAATCATGCCGTTGATTTTATCGGCAACGGTCTGTGCCAGTTCATCATCGTTCCGGGCGTTGTAACCGTTGACCGTGATATACACACCGCCAAGGTTTGTCGTCCGCGTAGTGTTGCCTCCGGCCAGTGCCGCCTGTGGGAAGTTCCATGCGAAACCGTCAAAGTGCGGCAGGGTCAGTTCCGGCAGGCTGAAGGAACTGATGCCCGCCATTCCTTGCTGTACCTTAGATACCATAGAGCGGACCTGTTTCAGCAGACCGCCCTCGCTGCCCTTGATGCCACTCGTCAAGAGCTTCATAAAGTCCGGCATATAGGTGTCAGCATCAGACAACGGGCCTTCGTCCGGCACAGAGAAGTGAAGGAACGAGCGGATTCCCTTTGCTACGCTCTTCACCGCACTACCGACCCAGCTCACCCCTTTTTTGATGCCACCGGCGATACCACCGACGATATCCTTACCCCAGTTCCAGGCAGACGAGGTCACATTCTTAATGCCACTCCAAATAGACGATGCCACGCTGCTTATCGCAGACGCCGCATTGGAGATTCCGTTCTTGATCGCCGCCGCGCCCTTCGAGAATACCGATGTCACTTTGTTCCAAATATTCGTCACACCCTCACGGAAACCATCGCAATGCTTCCAGAGAGCGGTCAAACCAAGGCCGATACCGCCGACTGCCGCGACTGCGATGCCGGCCGGACCAGCCAGACCCGCGAGTGCTGTACCTGCCGATGCGAGGAGGCCATCTGCTGAACTTGCCACGCCAGCAAGGGCTGTGCCTGCGCCAGCGGCCAGACTGGAGACGGTAGAGCCGACTGACCCGAACAGACCTGCCAATGCTGAGCCGACCGACCCGGCGATGCTACCCAGCGATGAGCCAATTCCGGAGAGCAATCCGGTCAGGCTGCCGCCCAGACCTCCAAGTTTGGAGATCACACCGGACGCCAGACTGCCGAGGCTCGATAGGATTCCGCTACTGCTGGAGCCGAGGCTTCCCAGTTTAGAGAGGATGCTGGAAATTCCCTGCCCCAGACCGCCCATTTTAGAGGTCAAACCGGAGATTAACTCTCCGAATTTGGCTACGATCTGGCCGCCATCCGCAGTACCGATTTTCGACAGGAAACTGCCAAGGTTAGACAGCAGACCACCGCCATTCTCTGTACCGAGAATGTTGCCGAGGTTCTGCATCGTACTTCCGAGATTTCCAATCGTGGTCTTCATGGAGCCGATCTTGTCCACAATGCGGATGACGCTGTCTACCGTATCGCCGATTTTGCTGATGCCATTTCCCAGATTTTTCAGGAAATCAGAGTTGAAAGTGTCGCCGAGACTGCGGATTGCACTGCCAAGTGAACTGGTTTCCTGACTCAGTTCACTAATGGAAGATTTCATATCCGCGAAGCCCTGCTTCACTTCATCGCTCATGTTGCCGACTGCTGCCTTGGTGATACCCTGCAGGTCGGTCCAGAGCTGCTGGAACTGCGTCTTCACGCCGGAAAGTCCGGACATGAGCTGCGATTGAATGCTGCGACCCACGCTTCCTGCCGCCGAGCCGATTCCGCGTTCGCTTCTGTGAATGGTCGTTGCAAAACCACCGACTACAGAATCCATCCAGTCGCTCAGAGAATCGGCGGGAGTGGTCAGATTGTCACTCATAGACGAAGCCAGACCACGCACCGCCTTCACGACAACACGGACATTTTTCTTAATTCCGGTCGCCAGCAGCTTCATGAAGTCGGGCATATACTCATCTGCATCGGAAAGTGGGCCTTCATCCGGCACAGAAAAGTGAAGGACTGAGCGGATCTTATCTGCCACACCGGTCACTGCATTTGTCACATCCTGAATCCGTGACTTGATGCCCGACACGATGTTTCCGATCAGGTCAGAGCCCCACGAGAACGCCTGCCCTATCAACCCCTTGATGAACGAAACTGCATTGTTGAATCCGGTCGAAATCGTAGTCTGGATGCCCGAAATTGTGGACGAGATTCCAGACTTCATAGACTCGAATGCACTTGTCGCTGCCGAGCGGATTTCGTTGCTGAGATTCGTAACTGTGGATTTCATGAAGTTCCAGCCGGAAGAAATCACGGACCGGATGCCCGAAACCACAGACGAAATTTTACTGCTAATAGCCATCCAAATAGACGACACCACCGAATGGATTGTCGAGAGAGTAGTCGAAATCACATTCTGGATTGCCATCCATGCGGAGGTCATCCGAGTCTGGATTCCGGTCAGCAGCGGCGAGAGGAACGATACGATTGCATTCCAGATAGATGTCACCGAAGTCCGGATTGCCGTCAGCACCGTAGAGATCGCCAGCTGGATGGCTGTCCATGCTGCCGAGAAAACCGACTGTAGGCCAGAAAGTAGGGGTGTCACAAATGCAACGATAGAATTCCAAATCGAAACGATTTTCGAGTGAATTTCCGTCAGTGCAGCACCGACCAAAATCTGAATGGCCTGCCAAATCGTCTTGAACAGGTATTGGAATGCCTCCAGCAGAGGCTGGATCGTGGTGTAGATTCCGGACCAAACCTGCAGGATTGTCTCACAGATGGAAGTCATCACAGACGAGATTACAGTCGAGATTGCCATCCATACACGCACCACAGTGTCGTGGATCACGGTCAGTGCAGACGAAACCGACTGCGAAATCGCCGTCCATGTCGTGCGGAAGGTCGTCTGGATCGAGGTCAAAATCGAAGTGAAGAATCCGGAAATCCCCGTAAACACAGAGATTGCCACCGAATGAATGGACGAAGCCGTATCCGAGAAAAATCCGCTGATTCCACTCCAAATCGACACAAAGAACTGCTGGATGCCGCTCCAGACAGACTGCCAGCTTGTACCGAAGAATCCAAGGAAAACATCCAGCGTATTCCGCAGAGTCGTAAGGGTAACAGAGAGAATCGAGCGGATGCCCTGCCAGATTCCAGAGAAAATACTCTTTGCCGACTCCCACGCTCCACGCCAATTTCCGGAGAAAATGTTAGAGAAAACATCGAGCAGACCGACCATCGAATCAAGCACGACGCCGAGGATAGTAGAGATATTCTGAAATGCGCCTTCGAACAGTGGGGCCAGCAACTGACAGAATCCGTTCCAGATTGATTGCAGAACCTGAGTGATATCCTTAAAATCAAAGCCGAGTGCATTGATCCGCTGCGTCAACTGGTCGCAGAAGGCTTTCACTTTGGATACGATATCGTTCCAGATGCCAGTGATTGCTGTACGGAATTCCTCGTTTGTATTCCACAAATCGAGAAATGCTGCTACCAGTGTACCGATGACCGCGACCACCGCCACAACCGGCCCGGATAGGCCGCCCAGCACTGCGCCCAGTTTGCCGAATGCACCGCTGGCACCACCCACGTGGGTAATGAGCAGCCGGACACCCTTTGCGAGAGAACTGAATCCCCGCATCGCTGTGCCGACCGTTGATATGGTCTTACCCAGAACAATGAGCAGCGGACCAATCGCAGCTGCCAGCAGCGCGACTCGGATAATCACCTCTCTGGTGCTGTCGTCCATGCTGTTCAGCTTATCAACAAACTGCTGCACCGCCGATACGATTTTGCGGATGGTCGGCATCAGGATATCGGCAAAAGAAATGGCCAGCTCCTCCAACTGAGATTTCAGAATGGTGAGCTGACCACTTAAATTGTCCTGCATGGTTTCTGCCATGCGTTCGGATGCGCCATCGCATCCCTCGATTGCACCACGGAGTTTATTGATATCCCCCTCGCCGGCATTCATCAGAGCGAGGAAGCCGGACATTGCATTCTTGCCGACCAGAGCTTCCGCATTGGCTGCCTTTTCGGATTCAGACAATCCTGCAAAAGCCACACGGCAGTCTGCAAGAATGTCATTCAGGCTTCTCATACTGCCGTCTGCATTGCTGGTAGCAATCGTGACCTCACCGATGTTCTTGCCGACAAAGGTCACATCACCGGCAAGGTTGTTCATAATGGAACGCAGAGAAGTACCAGCCTGCGAAGCCTTGATACCGCTGTTTGCCATGAGGCCGATGGCTTCTGCGGTATCCTCTGCCGAGAATCCCAACGCGCCGGCGATAGGCGCACAGTACTTGAACGTCTCGCCCATCATGCTGACGTTGGTGTTCGCGTTGGAAGAAGCTGCCGCAAGGATATCCGCAAAATGACCGGAATCTGAAGCCGACAGGCCGAAAGCGGTAAGGGCGTCCGTGACGATATCCGAGGTCGTGGCGAGGTCTTCACCGGAAGCGGCCGCGAGGTTCATAATGCCCTCAATACCAGAAAGCATATCTTCGGTGCGCCAACCGGCCATCGCCATATACTCCATCGCGGAGACGGCTTCTGTTGCGGAGAATTTGGTCTTTGCGCCCATCTCACGGGCTTTCGCACGGAGTTTGTCAAAGTCAGCCCCGGTCGCACCGGAAATAGCAGAAACCTTGCTCATCTCAGCATCGAAGTCAGCCGCTGTTTTCACTGCCGCTGTGCCGAGGCCGGTCACAGCTGCGGTCACAGGAAGGAACTTCTTACCCACATTTTCGACCGAAGAGCCAAGGTTCTGTAATTTTTCGCCGGCCTCATCGATTTTGGCAAGGGTCGCGTTAGTGGTCGCCGCCTGCTCCTGCAGGGATTTCAGATTCTGTTCTGTCTCAGCAATCTCACGCTGGAAAGCATCGTACTGTTGCTGGGTGATTTCACCATTGGCAAGCTGTTCATTGGCCTGCTGTGCAGCGGTCTTTAAGGTTGCCAGCTTTTCCTTGGTGGCTTCAATGGCATCCTTGAGCATCTTCTGCTTCTGGACGACCAGTTCAGTATTCGAGGGGTCCAGCTTCAGGAGTTTGTTGACATCCTTCAGTCCGGACTGCGTCCCCTTTATTGATTTGTTTACACCTTCCAGTGCTTTGGAGAGCTTTGTGGTATCGCCGCCGATTTCAACGGTGATGCCCTGGATTCTGGATGCCATGCGGGTAACCACCTCCTCGTGGGCATGAAAAAAGCCCATCTGCACGAGGCAGACAGGCTAAAGCGGTAAAATAATATACTCGTAAGTTACTAACTCGTGAGTTACTTTTTTTGGGAAGTGGGCTTGCAACTTAGAAATTTACAAATCTTTCGTTGCTATAAGCCGAAAAAAGAGCTATACTTAAATTGAAAAATTGTACTCAAAGGAGGTATGCTCTATGAGTGAACATCAAATTGATATTGCCGATATGCAGTGCTGGGTTTTCCGTATGGCTCAATCCAAGTGGAAAAAGTCTCCTGAAGCCTGCGCGAAGATATTTCAGGATAATGATGTGTTTGGATTTATCGCCAGGTGTTACGACTTTCTCCATTTAAGCAGCTATGAGTGCGCTTTGGATGATGTCGAGGAAATGCTGAAAAGCCGAGGTGTTGCCGTATGCTGACATTAACAAACGGAATGTTGCTCTATCACGGCAGTTTCATCCAGGTGTCCGAAATCGATCTTAGCAAATGTAAACAAGGCAAAGATTTCGGGCGCGGTTTCTACGTCACAAGCTCCTACAAGCAGGCTCAAGGTTTTGTTCCTCTGTCTGTAAACAAACAGGTAAACGAAGGGAAACTGCCTTCTGGCACAGCATCCGGTTACATTTCTGTTTTCAAACTCCATTTAAATCCCGATATCGCCATTCACCTATTCAATGCTGCTGATAGGAATTGGCTCCATTTTGTTGCTTCAAACCGTAGAAGAACCTTGTTCCCAGATGTCCGGGAACAGTACGCCAAGTTTGACATCATCGGAGGAAAAATAGCCGACGACCAAACTGCCCGCACTTTACAGCTTTACACCACACGCGCTTATGGTGAACCCGGCTCTGAAGATGCCGATAGCTTTGCTATCAAAATGCTACTGCCGAATCGCCTAGAAGACCAGTTCTGCTTCTGCAACGAAAAAGCGATCCAATCTCTCGAATTTATAAGGAGTGACAACTATGACTTCAAGCACCTATAATGTCAGTGACGAACAGCGCGAGTCTTGTGCTGTAAATGTCATGCGGGCAATGCTCGAAGATTACTGCGCCGAATCGGGCATCCCCTTTGATCAGGCATTCTTTGAGTTTTCGACTTCCCCTGCTTATAAGGAGTTGTTCGATTATTCTACTGGCCTATGGATGGAAGGCCCTGATTACCTTCGCAATGTCTTTGAAGATACACGCAAACCCACCGATTCCGCTTCTGCATGAAATACTTAGTTGACTATTTACACCCAATCAGCTATAATTCATTAGCGATCAGGTTTCAGTAACCTTGCGAGGTCTGAGACCGGGAAGATGACCTCCGGGCCACCTTCTTTCTCCCCCAGTTGTGCACGGCTGGGGGATTTTTTATACCCTGCTGTCAGACGACTGTGCTTATTTCGTTTGCAATATAAGCACAGTCGTCTGTTTTTTCTTTAGAAGTGGTCGAAGTCCGACTGACTTGCCAGCTCTTTGTACGGATAATCGTCATTCTGTCGCTCCGTGAACATATCATTGACCAACCCGATGGTCAGCAGGTCGAGGTCGGCGATGCTGATACCGAGCTGCACACAGCGCAGCAGAAAGAGCGGGGTGGTCATTTCCCGCTCACTTTTGCGAGGTTTTTTCGGGATTCCACCTCGGTCTGCACATTCAGGCCCCACAGTTCGATCAGCTGGGGCAGAATCTGGTAGATGGAGAAGGTGTTGAACTGGTCAAGGAACTCCTCCGGGCTGTCCGGCACATTCGCAGGGTCTGCATGACGGGCCATCAGCCATGCCAGATCCTCGAACATCTCCAGACTGAACAGATCAAGGTTGGAATTGTCCTCGTCGTTCTCCCCCACACTCTTTTCCAGCTGGCGCAGGTCTTTGTAGATGTCGCGTCCGAACTTGATGCGGTACAGGCGAGGCACAGCGGCACTGGCCTTGAAAGTGACTTCTTTGCCATCGATCTCGATTTTCTTCGTAACTGCCATAATCGTATCCTCCAAAAATTTCATGTAAAAGTGGCAGAGCCGAAGCTCTGCCGTATATCGTGTTTCTTACTCAGCCGGGTCGATGCTCACCAGAGCATTGCCACCGCTCACAGTGGGCAGCTTGCCATCCCACTTCTGAACTTTCTGATACTCGATCAGCGTATAGGACAGACTCTCTGCAATCTTGCGGTTTGCCTCGGCCTGCGCTTCTGCAGCAATGGAAGTCTTCTGGGCTTCAGCCTCCGCATTGGTGATTGCCACCTGCTTGTCAGCTTCTGCCTTGGCAATGGCGGCTTCGTTCTCAATCTTCTGCTTATCGGCGTTCTGCTGTGCAATGGACTTCTGCTGGATTGCGTCGTTATAAGCATCCTCGAAATCCATATCGTTGATTACGACCTTGTTCACAAACACAACGCCCTCGCCGTATTTCTGTTCCAGCGACTCTGCCAGCTTCTGCTGAGCCAGAGGCTCAATCTTGGTACGGTTTGTCACTTCATTGGGACCAAGTTCTGCCATCGCAGACTTGATGGCAGATGCCACCAGTTCATCACCGACCAGATTCTTGATGTCGGACACATTCGCATACAGCCATGCGCTCTTCTCAGGAAGTACCTGATAGGTCACAATGACATCAGCGGCATACACCGGAGTCTTGTCGGAGGCTTCACCCCAGACCTGCGCCTCGATGTGCTTATCCTGCTGCTTGTTGTTGACCTTGTGGATGCTCTGTACAAAGGGAATGCAGAAGTTGAGCTTGCCGCTCTGGATGGTGGTTTCCTGGATCTGACCAAAACTGGTCTTCACGCCAGTGTATCCGGTAGGGATGATGCTAAACGAGCAGACGGCCAGAAAGACAACAAGAATAAATGCAAACAGCGGAATGATCTTCTTCATAGTTTTGTTCTCCTATTATAATAGTGTAGGCAGAGTCGAAGCTCTGCGGTGTATAAGTGTTTCTCAGCCCTGCGGCTGCTCTTCGGTCTGGCCGGGTTCAGCGGTGTCCATCGCCTCCGCCTGCGGCTCGTAGACGGCATCGTACCACTTGTTGTAAACCTCATCGGTGGTGTTGGTACCAGTCTTGGCCTTGACATAACCGTTTGCCAGAGGGGTCGCCTGCAGGCTCAGCGTTTCGGTCTTGACCTCTTTGCTGTCCTCGGTGGTCTCACCCTCAACAGCAGGGCGGCTTGCCACACAGTTGTAAAAGACATGACGGGTATGACGCTGGTCGCCATCGAACTCGAACAGGAATGCGAAATGCTCCAGCTCCACGTTGGCGTTCTCTGCCAGAACACCGTTGCCATCCAACTCCTCGTGCATGATGTCCGTGAGGAAGCTCTCCGGAACCAGTGCGATTTCCAGATCACCTTCGTAGCCGGAGTTGTTATTCACAACATAATAGGCAACATTATCCGCGTAAAACGGCTCGATCTCGCCATTGGCATCCATCGACAGGCTGACTGCACCGGGGATGCGGACCGGCTTTGCATAGGTGACACTGCCATCTTCGTCAAAGGTTGCCTTGGCATAATGGCAGTTTTTCAGGCCAAATTTGACCTTATTGCTTTTCTTCGACATAGGTTACCTCCCAATAAAATAGCCCTGCGGCTGGCTCACACAGTCAGCTCATACAGGACTTCATACATCTTTTCGGTTTCGATCCAGACCTCGCTTTTCTCATAGTAGAGTTCATGCGCCGTCAGGACTTCTTCAATGCTTGCCTCCATATCCGGGTCTTTATAATCGGTGTACACCTCAATGTCCAGCCGGTTGAAATGGTGGTACACAAGGTTGTCCGCACCGAAGTTCTCGGCTTTCGGATACAGGAAGCAGATAAACGGTGGGTCAGGGCTCTTCCCTTCTGCAAAATGGTCATACGCATACGGAAGCCCCATCTCCTCCACCAGAGCTTTCACTTCTTCGTGGGTCATGTGTACCTCCTATTTCAGTGCCTTTTCGATGAGGGATTGGAGCAGCTCGATACCAGCCTGTTCTGCCGGAGCAATGTGGGGTCTTGCAGCCACCCGGCCACCACCACGTTTGGCATGGCCTTTTTCCAGCAAATGTGCCAACTGATAGCGGTTCTTGGAATGCACCACCATCTGAAGGCTCTGGCTGGATTCAGATTGCTTGGTCGCCACCCAGCTTTCTTTGTATGCACCCGTTCGGGACGGGGCATTAGAGGAAATCTGGTCTTTGACCGTTTTCGCAGACTTGCGGACAGCTTTCTTGACCTCGGTGGAGGCAAGGGTTGCATACTCTTTCAAGCCCTCATTGATGGCATCTGCCATCTCATCGATGCTGACGGTTCTGCTCATCCGGCTGCCTCCTTTCCAAACGGCAGTGAATCTTCAGCGTTTTCTTTTGGAAATTCATCGGGTCAATGGATTCGATATCGTAGAGCTGCTCTCGGAAGCGGATGCGGTAACCAGTAGAGGTCAGCCCTCTGGTTTCACTGCACCAACGGACCGTGAACACCACGCTTTTCTGTTCGGCTGTGACCTCACCATCTTCCTCCTGCGATTCATAGGTCAAAACGTAGGCGAAGCAGGTGAAATATTCCTCCCATGTGTTCCGATGGTTTCCGACCTTATCGGTCACGACTGTGCTTTTTTCAATCGTGATCCGCTCATTCAGCTTTTCGATCATCAGAACACCCCCTCCCTCACAGCAAACAAAATTGAACGAAGCGTCAGCATCAGCTGGTGATGGTCGGCTTCGTCCCGGTGTTCATAGAGATACCCCAGCGCATACAAAATTGCCACACGGCAGGTGCTGCGCAGGGCTTCCAGTTCCCTTGTGGGCTGTACCCCGTTCTCGGCATCCCGGTCAGCAGCATTGACTGTCTCCCACTGGTCTTCCGAAAGGCGGCCCACATCCTTGCACATCTGCTCCGCAGAAGATAAGAGGATGCCGATCAGGGCATCTTCATCACTGCTGTCTACCCGAAGGTAGGTCTTTGCTTCGTAAAGCGGAATCAATGCCATGACCAACATCCCCCTTTCTTAGCCCTGCGGTGCCATCTGAAGCAGCTGGACGGCTTCGGGCAGGATCAGCTTACCATCGACACGCTGGGTGGTCAGGAAGCCGACCTGATCAGTACGGGCATACAGCTCGTTCAGACGACGGAAGGTGCGGTTCTGGCGATCAGCCACCCAGTAGTAGCTGTAATCGCCAAAAGCCATGACCTTGCTGCCGCCCTTGATCTCCGGCATAAATGCGGACGTCTTCAGCGGGCGGTTCAGCAGGGTATCAGGCTTGCCGATTTCCAGACCCGGCTTCCAGATATAGTTGCCATTGTTGTCCTTGATGGTCATCAGCTGCAGCACCAGGGCTTCGTTGCAGAGGAACTGTGCCTTCTTGCGGTACGGAGCTTTCAGTGCGTAGTAGAGTTTGAAGATTTCATCGAAAGACACGGCATCCTTCTGAGCAGCGGTCACACCGACCTTTGCGCCGCCAGCTTCGGCCAGCAGACCCAGAGGCTTGCCCACACCGTCACCGGTAATAAAGGCGCGCTCCTCGGCATTGCCCATGCGCACACCGAAGCGGCGAGCAATATAGGTAGCAAGGTCAAAAGCGGAATCGTTCAGCAGTTCGTTGGAAATCTTAATCATGGTGCCCAGCTTGTAAGCGGACAGCATGGTCTGACCGAAGGTGGTATCGCTCTCCGGGATCTCCTCGCCCTCATCGATCCAGCTGGCCTCACCGGTATCTTCTGCAATGGGAATCTTACGGGTGCCGGAGCTGGTGCGGATGACGGTTGCCATGCCACGGAAGATGTTGTTCTCTTCCAGTGCCTCCACCAGCTTCTTCTCGAACTCATCGGGAACAGTAAAACCGCCCTCAGAATCCTCGCCCACAGACAGGGCATTGCGAACTTCGCCGTAATGGCCACGGTTGCGGATCATGTTCCAGAAGTTCTCGGCATACTCGGCAGTGGCAGTCGGCTTGACATCCTTCTTGGCACCGCTCTTCGGGTCAGCGTGGACAGGGCTGGAAGTCGGTGCGGACAGCTGTGCCTCGATCTGTGCCTGCTGCTCCAGATGCTCGATCTCTGCACCCAGATCCTTGACCTCCTGTGCCATCTTGTTGTACTGCTCCACGGCCTCAGCCTTTACCAGACCGTTCTCGCCGCGGTTCTTCTCCAGAAAGTCCTTGGTCTGCTCCCAGAGAGTGTTGCGCTTGGTGCGCAGTTCCAGAATCTTACTCATAGTGTTTTTCCTCCATAGATTGATTTGTGGTGATATGAAAAACAGCCCGAATGCACATCACTTCATGCACTCAAGCTGCTTCATCAGGATATTGTAGGGGATGCTGCCATCCTCGGTCTTGCCGTCCATGTCAAGGACAGGACCGGAATTGGCAGGTGGTTCAGCCGGAGGGGTAGGCTCTGCGGACGGTTTCGGGTCAGCAGGTGGCTCCTTCGGCTCAGTGTGTTTCTGGCCCACATCTTCCGGTTTCACACCCAGACGGTTCAGGACGATTAGATCCATCTGACGGCTGGAGAAAAGGTGCCCTGCCGTATCCTTCTGGAACGGCTTCTTTTCTTCGCCCTCGCCCGGTTCACTGTCGGGGTCTTCTTCCGGATTCTCTGGGTCTGCCAGGTCACTGTCCGGCTCCGCCTCTTTCTTGGCAAAGAGGATCTCATCTGCAAAGCCCAGCTCCACCGCCTTCTTCGCATTCATCCAGGTCTCATTGCTCATGAGGTTGGCGATGCGGGCATGGCTGAGTCCGCTCTTTGCAGCGTAAGCATTGATGATGCTCTCCTTGACTTCCTCCAGCACCTCGATGGCCTTCTCCATGTCCTTGGTGTTGCCCATCGCAACGGTGCTGGGGTCATGGATCATCAGCATGGCGACAGGACTCATCTGGACAGTATCACCGGCCATTGCGACAACAGATGCCGCCGAAGCTGCAATCGCATCGATCTTGACCGTGATGCTGCCCTTGTAATCCTTAAGCATGGTATAGATCTCGGCGGCGGCGAACACATTTCCGCCCGGACTGTTGATCCAGACGGTCACATCCCCCTCGCCGGATTCCAGCTCATCCCGGAACATCTGCGGCGTGATCTCATCGCCCCAGAAAGATTCCTCATCGATGGGTCCTTCCAGCCGGAGGATTCTGGTGTCATCACTGTTTTTGATCCAGTTCCAGAATTTCTTCATCGGGTTCTCCTTCCATTTTTCCGTGGCTTACTCTCACTCAGCCGGTTATCGCTGTCAGGTTCTTCTTCCGGATCGGTCTGTGTTTCCTTGGGCTGATTCTGCTGGACTGCTGCCGCTTTATTCTGCTGCGCCACACCTGCATCTTTCAGCTTCACATAGCCGCCGTTCAGGTAGTAATCATCGCCGCCCTCCTCTGCCGGGATGAGGTCCATGTTTTCGAGCCGATGCACATCGTTCGGGGAGAGGAAGCCATTGCTGATGCCGGTGGCATAGCCGTTCATCCGACTCTGGTAGTCGCCCCGGAGTAATCCGTCCACATTAAACTTGGGAAAGTAGGTATCCTGCTCCTCTTCCAGCAGCAAATCCTTGATGATGCCCTGCTCGATACGGACAAGCCACGGAGTCAAGCTGTGCATCACGAAGTTCAGCGACTGGTATTCAATGTTGGAAAAGGTCGCTCTGGACAGGTCAGCTACCAGATGCGGAGGCACACGGAAAATGCGGCAGATCTCCGTCACCGAGAACTGCTTCGTTTCAAGGAACTGGCTGTCCTCTGGCGGCAGGGAGATTGGTTTGTAGACCATGCCCTCTTCCAGCACTGCCACACGATGCGCATTGGCCGCACCACCGTAGGCAGCTTCCCAGTTATCCCGGACACGGTTCGGGTCTTTCAGGACGCCGGGGTGTTCCAACACACCGCTGGGCTGTGCGCCATTCTTAAAAAAGGAAGAGCCGTACTTGTCCACCGCAATGGAAGTGCCGAGAGAGTTCTTCATCATGGCAATCGGTGAGATACCGATTAGGCCATTGAAGCCCAACCCCGGCACATGAAAGATTTCATGCGGTAAAATTCATCCAGAGACTCCTCAATATCCACCACCTGCGGATGTTCCATCGGCTTAATCAAAAGCACTTTCATTCGACCCACCCCGCTTTCACAATTGCCCAGTCTGCCAGTAGACTCTTGTTTCCAGCGAAATCTTCCATCGCTTCGATGTTTCCACAGCGGTTACAAACTTGGATGTCTGCCCTCCTGCTGAGTGCCTGCTGCTGATGATCGTAACAGTCCGGCTTTGCTCCGCACCTGGGGCAGCGTGGGCCGGTCTGTCGCGTTTTACCGAGGTGGTCGAGGGATTCCTTGATTTCTCCCTCCGAAGCCACACGGTGGCAACTGTCCGCGCCGTAGGCAACATTCAAGCTGCCGCCGCTGTCCCGCGACACCATAATGCTTCCGGCATCATCGACTCCCATGCAGGTTCCCTGCGTTCCGATTTTCGGAGCCTGTTTGTCATCCATCTCATCGAGGACAATGCGGCATCCCACCGGGTATTCTGCCCGGAGGCGTTCAACTGTCTTTCTATCAGGGCAACTCATCTCTGTCCCTCCTTGCTCATCTGCCGACCGGCCTCTCCGCTCCTACATTTCTTCAGCGCATCTTCGAGGATATGCATACCATGCTGCCTCATACATGCAGTCGATCAGTTTGCGGTTCGGTTCCGGCATCAGAGCTGCGTTCCGCACAAACAGGTCTACAAAGTTTTCTTTTTCTTCCCTGTCTGTCACCAGATGGTGCTCCTTTGCATCGATCAAGATTTCAGCAAAGCGATAGCACTTTCTCTTGTTCTGCTGAATCCAATCGAAACGCCACGTAACTGCATCCAGAATCGTCTGTCTGGTATCCTCCGCCGTCAGCTTCGGTGCATCCGGGTGTTTGCCTGCCGCCACTGCTTTCGCATAGCATTCCTCTGCCCGGTCTTCCGCACAGAAACGCTTGTGAAACTGAAGCTCATAGGCTTTTGCCTGACACATGAGCAGTTCGATCTCATGCTCATAGGCTTCCTTCGCCAGCATATCCTGTGTGACTCGCAGGTCAGAGGTCTTACGGGCAGGTGTTTCCCCGAAGATCGCACACAGCAGCCCAGTGCCACTGTACGGACGGAACATCGCATACGGTGTGAAAAATCCATCGCTGTCGCGCTTCCGCTTGCCGGTCTGCACATGCGGTGCAGTCTTGTAGTGATATCGGTCGGTATCCAGAATGCCGTGAGAGTTCTTTCTCTCAGAGGCACGATCCTTTGCATTCAGAAACTTGTAATTGGTCGTATTCTTTTCCATAATCTTCTCCTATCCCTCCAGCCGTGCTCTAACGGCAGATATCAGCTTTTCCTGTGTCATGTCTTTCTGCTCCAATGCCGCCATGACATCCTCGTCCACGGTATTCTTCGTAATAATGTGGTGAATGGTCACCACATGGGTCTGTCCCTGCCGCCAAAGACGAGCATTGGTCTGCTGATACAGTTCCAAAGACCAAGTCAGTCCGAACCAGATCAGGATGTGTCCGCCCTGCTGGATGTTCAGGCCATGTCCGGCCGATGCAGGGTGAATCAGTGCGACCGGGATGTTCCCGGCGTTCCAATCCTTGATGTCGGTGCTGCTCTTGATATCCCGCACTTTGATTTTCAACTTCGACAGATGGTTGATGATACGCTCCCGGTCATGCTTGAACCAGTAAGCTACCAGCACCGGCTGTCCGTTGGCCGCTTCGATCAGATCTTCGAGAGCTTCCAGCTTGTGGTCATGGATGACTCTTGCTTTGCCGTTCTCGTCATAGACCGCGCCATTGCTCATCTGCAACAGCTTCCCTGTCAGGGATGCAGCATTGGCAGCGTCTATGTCACCGTCTTTCAGCGGGATCAAAAGATCCTGCCGGAGCATATCGTAGAGTTCCCTTTCCTGCGTATTCATCTCGACTTCGCACCTTGTAGGTACACAATCCGGCATATTGAGATAATCCAGAGCCTTCATAGAAATCGTGATGTCAGAGATCCGCTGGTAGATCATCTCCTCTGCTCCCTGTCTGGGAACATACTGGAACACGATGCCTGTTGCCGGGTTCATCGACCCAGCCTTAAAGTAGGCTTCCCGGTAGCGGCCGATAAACTTTCCAAGGCGCTCCCCGCCATCCAGAATACCGATCTCTGCCCACAAATCCATAAGGCCGTTGGAAGAAGGTGTGCCGGTCAGACCGACCCACCGCTTCACAAACGGGCGGACTTTTCGCAGGAACTTAAAACGCTGGGACTGATAGTTCTTGAACGACGACAGCTCATCGATCACAACCATGCCAAAATCCCAGCGCATTCCATTTTTCTCGTAATACTCCACCAGCCACTTGATGTTCTCCCGATTGACGATGTAGATCATCGCCGGGTGGTGGACTGCTGCGATCCGGGTCTTGACATCTCCAACGATGACGGAAATGTCCAGCCCTTTTAAGTGATCCCACTTTTCAATTTCTGCCGGCCATGTGTCACGGGCGACACGCAGCGGTGCAATGATGAGGACTTTGTTGACCTCAAAGGTCTCCAGCATGAGGTCTTTGATAGCGGAAAGTGTAATAACGGTCTTTCCTTAACCCAAGCCCATATCCAAGAAAAGCGCTGCAATCGGGTGCGTTTTAATATACTCGGTGCAGTAACTCTGATAATCGTGTGGAATGAACTTCATAGCGGCATCACCTCCTCCCCGGCATCCTGTGCCTGTGTTTCCGGCTCCTTGCTTTGTGTATCTCCCTGCGGCAGCGTAACTTCCGGCATCTCCGGGATCTTTGCTCCGATCCCCTGTGGGATAGGTTCACCCGGCGTCCAGTGCAGGAGTGCGTCCACCGCAGGCTGGATCTGCTCCAAACGGTCAACACAGAACACCGGGAAGCCCAATGCTTCGAGCTGCAGTCTGCGCTTCCGCTGAAGGATGCGCATCTGCTTGCCTGGGGCTTTCAGTTCCACAAACGCACACTTGCCGCCGAGCAGCAGAACCAACCGATCCGGCACGCCATTCATAGTCTGACTGGTAAATTTAAGGGCCTGTCCTCCGACGGCCCTTACTGCTTCCACAAACCGCTTTTCGACTTCATTCTCCCTCATCCGACTTCGCCTCCTCTGCCCGCCATACACCGATGCGTGGGCGTTTCTTTTCCTGGTATTCCTTTTTCGGGCGTTTCCTTGGGCGGTGCTTCTTCCTGCGCTCTTCCCGAACCACATTGCCGATGGCTTCATTGGCAGTCGGGTCCGGGTGGCTGTGGTTGACCTTTCGCTTCGGCGGGCTTTCATCCTTGTGTTCTGTGACCCAGTGAATGACATCTTCCATACGCGCCACCTCACTGATTGATTTGCTTCCACTGTGCCGGCTCCATTGTGGCGACCTGCCAGCCGATGCCTTCCAGCGTGGTAGCACGATCATAGGATTCGACATCCTGTGACACACGGGTGACCGCATTGGACAGCCCGTACATCGACAGGTCACCGCCAGCGATCAGGTATTTCAGAATGTCTTCCTGCTCATCCGAGTTGATGCCGTAGGTCTGGGCAGTGAGCTGCACCACATCCTGCACCTTTCCGCTGATCGGCACGGACATCGCATCCTGCAGGCGGCCAACCACCTGTGCAAACCGGCTCTCATCAATGGCAGCCATTGTGGTGTCACGCAGCTTTAACAGAAAAGCCTTATCCTCGGCTTCCATCGTTTCGTCCGAATACAGTGCGAAGCTGTCCTCCACGGCCTTGGCCTGTCTGCCAACATGGTGACGGCGTTCGCCCATGTCATTGACCACCATCCCGTTGGTGCAGACCAGACGATAAACCAGCGGCTGGATGGACACAGCTCCAAGACCGACCTCGGAATTGGAGATCATCACACCGGCCTGCACAATATCGCCCTTGCTGACTTCCATCTCAAGACGATGGTTGACAACCTTGAGGTACAGGCGGTTTTCTGTGACCTCGCAGGACATCACCTCATACTGGTCATTTCCTGCAAACAACGGCAG